TCAGCGCCTGGCTGAACGAAAATAAAGAAGACGAAGATGAGAAAAATGGAAGAGTTACCAGCGCTGGTAACTCTTCCATTTTTCTCATCTTCGTCTTCTTTATTTTCGTTCAGCCAGGCGCTGATGGTCTGCTGGCTCACGCCCAGCAATGCGGCGATGCGCGCCTGCGAGTTTTTTTGCGGATTTTCCGCGCGCAGTGCTCGCGCAATCCCTTTCATGTGTTGGGCGACTTCGCGTTTCTGTTCAGGTGACAGGTTGCGACGTGTCAGGTTGGCGTTGTAGACGTAGGCGATTTTTTCCGCCTCGGTCAATCCGGCCACTACGCGGTATGGTACATCCGGTGCGATGGCCAGACGATGGTGGCCATCGAGCACCTGGCCGTACTCGTCTACAACAATCGGTTCGCGCACACCTTCCAGTTCGATGCTGGCGCGGAGCGCCTCCTTTTCTTCACTGGTGAGTGGTGGCAGCAGGTGTGCAAACGGTGTCGTGAAACGTGGTTCGGTCATAGGCGCTCCTCAAACAGCAAAAGCCATGCTCGCGCATGGCTGAGGGATTTGCATTTGCGTTTTGGTTCGGATTGGTGTATACTGTGTGTGTAGCATGAGAGATAGCCTCTGCTACGCCGCCCGCCAGCGCTTACACGCTGGCGTTTGGCTTTTATACGATTGGAAAAGGTGGGCGCAATTTTCATGGCGAGGAGCTATTGCGCCCGGCGAGCCTCCGCTATGCAGCGACCCGCCCATGAGCCAGGGTTGGATTTGCACCGGCAGTCTTTCGTATCCGCAGTCGGATCGTAATGATGCGCCTGTCACGCTCCTGGCATATCTAGTGTACCACGGATTTGCCCTCGATGCAATACCTCAGCAACCAGGGTTGGTTCAATCCTTGTCCTTGGGCCACGGCTTTCGTAAGCGTGCGCTGATGTGGCGGCTCACGGTTGGTGTTCCCTTGTTGCTCTGCCAGGCGCTGCGGATGGTCGCGCGGATTTCATGTTCGTCCAGACCATCGGCCAGGCCTCGCGCCAACAAATCGCGTTCCGCTTCTTCATAGCTGTAGCCCGCGGCCCGGTATTCGATGGCAGCCCCGTACAGCGTGCGATTGCGCTGGCCCTCCGGTCGTCCCTCAGCCAGGTAGCGCAGCACCCAGCCCGGCAGGTGCAGGCGACCATCGGCAGGGATAGGCATGGCCGGTTGGGCTTCCGCTGGTTTAGGCGGAGGCGCGCCCAGGCGCTCGTATTCCGCGAATGTTTCCAGGACATATTCCCAGGGCCGCAGCTCGATCACCTTGCATTCGGCCTGGTGGCGCTTGGGCTTGGTGTTGAGGGTACCGGGCAGGCGGAACATGCGCGACAGTTCGGCGCAGGCGGTATCACCGCCCAGGGCCAGGGCCAGACCGCGTAGGATGGCGCGCAGGCGTGGACGCAGGGCCTCGTCAATGGCCAGCGGGGTGATGCGCCAGAGCGCCTGATAACCACCACCGCTCCACACGATGGCAGTAGGGCAGGGGGTGAACATTTGTAGCGCTGTGAGTGCCCCCAATGCGTTGGCGTAAGGAGAGGTGTCGAGATCGATGTCTACCCACAACACGGTGCACCAGGCGGCGTCCCCTTCGCGCGAACGATGGCCACGCCGTGTGGGTCTGGCTTTGGCGGTCAGCCCATAGTGAATGCCATAGCCCTGTTGATTTAGCAAGGCCAGTTTGCGTAGGTCTGGCGCGCGATTGGCGCGCGCGTTGAATATCAGTGGGGAAGGATGTTCCTCAGCGCCTGCACGTCCAGTGGGCCAGAGCGCGGCGAATTCCAGCCAGGCAGTATCTGGTAGGCCATGAAAAAGTGATTGCAGGAATGTGAGTTGAGACATTGGTGACGCCTCTTCTCGCTAAAGCGGGGAGCTTCCCAGGCTACGCACGCCGCAACCGGCCACAGCAGAAAGTCGAGCGCCTTCTGATGCGCGTTGGTGGGATACAGCCGGTACTTGTAGGTGCGAATCATACTCTAATTCTACCGCAACACGAGAAAGGAGGCAAGTGCCATTCCCCACCGGGTTTTAACCCGGTGCCCCCTGGCGCAATTTCTATGGGGAGACAGGGTGACGTGCCAGATGGGCGAGTTGAGCCAGTACGAAGCGCTGGCGCGGCTGGCGGGGGAGACGGCGCGCGCCTATGCGGCGTTCCTGGACTACGTGCGCCTGGGCGACGGGCGCAGTCTGCGCGGCCTGCTGGCGCACTACCAGACGCTGTACGGGGGAAACCGCCTACAAACCACCCACAAAGCGCCCACAGAAAAACCGCCCACTTTGCGGCTCAAGACGCTGGCGGAGTGGTCGACGCGCTACCGCTGGCAGGCGCGGCTGGCGGCCTACCAGGCGGAGCGGCAGCGGCAGGAGCAGGCGTTGTGGGAGCAGCGGCGGGCGGAGGTGCGGGCCGCCGACTGGGAGATGAGCGTCGAGCTGCGCGAGCTGGTGCGCGCGGCGCTGGCGCAACTGCCGCAGTTCATCAAGACGACGCGCACCTACGTCAAGGGGCGCGACGGGGAACCGGACCGCGAAATCGTGACGGTGCAGCACGACCTGCCCGCGCTGCTGAAGGCGCTGGAGCTGGCCAGCAGGCTGCAGCGGCTGGCGGCGGAAGTGCCCCCGCCGGTCTTGCAGCACGACGTGCGCGTGACGCAGGCGACCCCCATCGCCTTCATCCGGGTAGGGGGAGCGGGTGATGCTGGCGCAGACGCCGACGGCGACGCCGATTGAGACGGCCCCGACGCTGTACCGCGTGGTCGAGACGGTGGACGGACGTGGTCAGCCCGTGCGCGGGGTGGAGCTGGCCCTCCACCCCGGCCAGTCCGCCGCCTGGGACGCCGAAGAGCGCATCGTGGCCATGATTGCCGGTACGCAATCCGGCAAGACCAGCTTCGGCCCGTGGTGGCTGCTGCGCGAGGTTACCCGGCGGGGGCCGGGCGACTACCTGGCGGTGACGGCCACCTTCGACCTGTTCAAGCTCAAGATGTTGCCGGCGCTGCTGGAGGTCTTCGAAGGCGTGCTGGGCATCGGGCGGCTGTGGGCGGGGACGGGGGTCATCGAGCTGTGCGAGCACGTCTGGGACGAGCGCAGCGGCAGTTGGGCACCGGTGCCGGGGCAGTTTCGCGCGACGCGGGCCAGCGACCCGATGTGGGGGCGGGTCATCATGCGCAGCGCGGCGGCAGAGGGCGGGCTGGAGAGCGCCACAGCCAACGCCGCCTGGCTGGACGAGGCGGGGCAGGACGGCTTCGGGCTGGGGGCGTGGGAAGCGGTGCTGCGCCGCCTGAGCCTGAGCCGCGGGCGGGTGCTCATCACCACCACGCCCTACAACCTGGGCTGGCTCAAGCAGCGCATCTACGACCCCTGGCGGGCGGGCGAGCGGGGCATCCGCGTGGTGCAGTTCGCCAGCGTGCTCAACCCGCGCTTCCCGCGCGCCGAATACGAGGAACGGCGGGCCACCCTGGACGGCTGGAAGTTCCGCATGTTCTATCAGGGCCAGTTCGAGCGGCCCGCCGGGCTGATTTACAGCATGTTCGTGGACGCCTACGACACCGAGGGCGGGCACAAGGTGCGCCCCTTCGCCATTCCGGGGCGCTGGCCGCGCTGGGTGGGCGTAGACCCCGGCGGGGCGAATTACGCCAAGGTGTGGCTGGCTCAAGACCCCGACACGGGGCGGCTGTACCTGTACCGCGAGAGCCTGGACGGGGGCAAGAGCACGGCGGAGCACGCGCGGGAAGCCGACGCGCTGGCCCGCTCCCTGGGCGAGAACGTGGTGCTCTACTTCGTGGGGCAGAAGGCCGAGGGGCAGGCGCGGCTGGACTGGGCGGCGGCGGGCGTGCCCAACGTGGCCGAGCCGCCGGTATCCGACGTGGAGAGCGGCATCGACGCGGTCATCGAGCTGCTGAAGACCTGGCGGCTGTACGTCTTCGACACCTGCACAGGGGTGCTGGACGAGCTGGGGCGCTACCGGCGCAAGTTGGACGAGCACGGGCAACCGACGGACGAGATCGAGGACAAGGCGAGCTTCCACCGGCTGGACGCGCTGCGGTACGTGGCGGTGGGGCTGTTGCGGCGGTTGGAGCTGCAGGTGATGGAGAGCGTGTGGCAATGAGCATCATCGCGGAGCAGGTCAGGCAAGCGGCGGCGCTGGACGAGATGCAGCGCTCGCTGGTGTTCCGCAAGCGCTGGGAAGCGTATTACGGTCGCCATCCTCAGCCGCTGACCACTGCGCCCGGCAAGGCCAACGACAACGTCATCGTCAACTACGCGCGCCTGATCGTAGACGTGGGCGTAGCATACCTGTTTGGTACACCGCCGAGTATCGAGTTAGACGAAACCACGCAGACGGATGCTGAGCGCTGGCTGGAACAGGCGTTGCTGGCCAACCGCTGGCAGATGTTGCTGCAGCGCCTGGCGCTGAATGGCGCGGTATGCGGACAAGTGTTCGTCAAGCTACTGGACACGCGCCCCTATCCGCGCATCGTGGTGCTCGACCCCGGCACGGTCACGGTGTTCTGGGAGCCGGACGACTACGAGCAGGTCTGGCGCTACCGCATACAGTTCCCGACCATTGACCGCGACGGCCAGGCGCTGGTTATGCGGCAGGAGATCGAGCGCGACGGGTCGGTGTGGCGCATCACAGACAGCGTAGGGGAGGCCAACGGTCGCTGGCGCGTGACCAACACAACGATTTGGCAGCGGCCCTGGGCACCGGTGTTACACTGCCAGAACCTGCCAGCGGCCAACGAGTTTTGGGGCGTCAGTGACCTGGAGGACGACATCCTGCAGCTCAACTACGCCATCAACCGCGTGCTGAGCAACATTGCTCGCATCCTGCGCTTTCACGCGCACCCGCGCACGTGGGGCAAGGGGTTTCTGGCAACGCAACTGCAGACGGCGGTAGATGGCACACTGGTGCTGCCGTCCCCAGAAGCCGAGCTGCGCAACCTGGAGATGACGAGCGATCTGAGCAGCAGCATCGCTACGTACCAGCGCTTGCGGGAGGCGCTGCACGAGATTGCGCGCATCCCGGAGGTGGCCACGGGCAAACTTGAGCACACCGGTGGATTGTCCGGCGTGGCGCTGCATATCCTGTATCAGCCGCTGCTGCAGAAAACAGAGGCGAAGCGAGCACTGTATGGGGAGCTACTAACTGACCTAGCAAGTCGGCTCCTGGAACTGGGCGGGTACAGCGGCCAGCCGCGTCTGCACTGGCCAGAATTGCTGCCGCGCGACACGTTGGTCGAGCGACAGGCGGCGATGGTGGACATGCAACTGGGCGTTAGCCAGGACACGCTGCTGCGGCAACTGGGCTATGACCCGGACGTGGAGGCAACCAAGCGCGCTGAGCAGGCGCTGGCAGAGGCGGAGATTGCCGCGGTGACGTATGCACGCGGTGGTGTCGTTGAGGTGAACGGCAATGGGCGCGCGACGTGAGGCACGCATTTTCCGTGTGGTGCGCGAGTTCCGCGCGGCATTGGCTGCTGGCGAGCAGGACGCGCTGCGCACGTTGTTGGGTGCCTATCGTCAGGCTGAGAGGGAGACGGCGCGTTCGTTGGCAGCACTGCTGGTGCAGTTGCCCGATGAAGGTGGCGTTAAGGAGTGGCAGGAGGCGCAGCGCCGGTTGCGGCAGTTGCAACAGCAGATTCAGGCACAGGTGGCGGCGCTGCAGAAGCTGACCGGTGAGGAGACGATCGCAGCACAGCGCAGCGCGGCATTGCTGGCGCAACAACACGCTGAGGCATTGGTACGTGCGACACCGGGCGCGGCGACCCTGGAGGTTGTGTGGAACCATCTGCCCGCGGAGGCCATCGAGCAGATGGTCGGGGCGTTGCGACCCGGCTCGCCGCTGGAAAAACTGCTGCGCGGCCTGGGTGACACTGTGTTGGCGCGAGTGGAGCAGGAACTGACAGTGGGCATAGCGCTGGGGCGCAACCCGCGTGTGGTGGCCGAGCGGATGGTCAGCGCGGGGCGGTTGTACTATGCGTGTGCTGAGCGCATCGCCCGTACGGAGATGCTGCGTGTGTATCGAGAGACCACGCGGCTGTCGTACCTGGCCAACGCCACTGTCGTGACCGGGTGGATTTGGTATAGCGCCCTCGACCGGCGCACGTGCCCGGCGTGCTGGGCGATGCACGGGACGCTGCACACACTGGACGAGACGCTGGACGACCATCCCAACGGTCGTTGTGTGATGGTGCCGGTGACGCGCGCCTGGAGCGAGATGGGGTTAGCGGTGCCGGAAAGTGGCGTGTATGTGGAGCCAGGTGCAGACGTCTTCGCGCGCCAGTCTGAGGAGGTGCAGCGGGCGGTGCTGGGAGACAGCGCCTATGCTGCCTGGCGAGAGGGCCGGGTACAGTTAGCGCAGTTCGTCGGGCGGCGTTACAGCCCGGACTGGGGCAGCATGAGGTATGCGCGCAGTCTGCGCAGCATTGTGAGAGGGCTGGGGTAGGAGGGCACTGTGACGATTAGCAATCGTGCCTGGGGGCAATTCGAGGCCAGCGATTACTCGCTGGAGCAATGGCACCGAGCCTGTCTCATCCACCTGCACACTGGTGAGCCGACGGCCAAGAATCAGTGCAAACTGCCAGTGCGCGAGCCTGACGGGACGCTCAATCGCAACGGCGTGCACGCGGCGGCGGCAGCCTTGGCCGGGGCTCGTGGGGGGGTAGACGCACCAGTAGCGAAGAAACGCGCGGCAGCCAGGGCGTTGCTGCGATTGTATCGTGAACTCGATGAGGAACCGCCGGAGTCGATCCGGCGACTTGCAGCGTGACAGGAGTATGACAGATGGACGACGTGAAGCCCCAGGTGGGCGCTGAAGGGGACGGCCAGGGGTCGTCTGTGGCGGAACAGCAGACCGGCGGGCAGGAGCCGCAGGTCTTTGATGCGGAGTACGTACGGCGATTGCGGGCGGAGGCGGCCAGCTACCGCGTGAAGTTGCGGGAGCTGGAGGAGACCGTGAAGCGCTTCGAGAGCGAGAAGCTCACCGAACAGGAGCGCCAGGCGCAACGGCTGGCCGCGCTGGAGCGCGAGCATACGGAGTTGCAGCGCCGTCTGCAAGAGGAGCGGTTGCAGCACCAGGTCGTGCTGCACGCGCAGCGGGTAGGCATCGTTGACCCAGAGGCGGCCTGGAAGTTGCTCGACATGGCCGCGGTGGAGTTCGACGAGGACGGTCAGCCGCGCAACCTGGAGGCGCTGTTGCGGCAGATGGTGCAGCAGCGACCTTACCTGGCGGCTCAGCCAGCGGTGACGCCAACCAATCCTGCGCGCGGGGCCGCACGAACGTATCGCCGGTCGGAACTCCGTGACCCGGCATTTTTCAAAGCGCATCGCGAGGACATTTTGCGTGCGATGCGCGAGGGACGAATCGAGGAGGACTAACCAATGCCTAACATTACCCCAACTGTAGCCCAGTATTTCATACCGGAAATCTGGGCACAGCGAGCGCTGGAAATCTTGCGCGGCAACATCGTGCTGGCGCGTCTGGTAGCGCGTGACAGCGCCGATGACCGGTTCGTGACTGGTGACGTGCTGCACATTCCCTATCCGGGGACGTTCACGGCACAAAACAAGGCGGCCGGGTCTACCGTGACGCTTCAGGCTCCCACGGGCAGCGAGGTTACGGTGACGCTGGACAAGCACAAGGAAGTCTCGTTCCTCATTGAGGACGTGGCCCGTGCGCAGGCGAACCAGAACATCATGGATCGCTATCTGAACGCGGCGGTGCCCGCGATTGCCAACGCGATCGAGGACGACCTGTTCGCGCTCTACACCTCGCTGACCAGCAGCGTGGGTACTAGCGGCACGGATATCAGCGCTGCGACGGTGCGCAGCGCGCGCAAGAAGCTCAACGACAACCTGGCACCGGTGGCTCCGCGCGTGCTCATCATCTCGCCGAAGGACGAGATCGCGCTACTGGCCGACAGCAATCTCGGCGCGTATTTCGCCAACGCCCGCGCGGAGGCGGTGGCGGAAGGTAGCATCGGGCGGCTGTACGGGTTCGACGTGTACATGTCGCAGCGGGTGCCGGTGGTTTCCGGCACTCCGAACAGCACCAAGAACCTGGCGCTGCATCCGGAAGCGTTCATCCTGGCGATGCGCGCGCTGCCGGAGCCGCCCGCGGGCACTGGCGTTTTCGCCACGACTGTGCGCGACCCGGACAGCGACCTGGTCATCCGCGTGCAGTTCGCCTACAACCCCAGCTACTTGGGCTTGCAGGTGACGCTGGACGTGCTGTACGGCGTGGCTGTGCTGCGTAATGCGCTCGGTTGCGTAGTGCTCAGCTAACACAGGGGGGCATTAGCCCCCCTGGGAGGTTTGTCATGGCGTATGTAGTCAACCTGCACGGGGTTGTGCACAGCGTGCCAGACGACTGGCTGCCGGAGTTGCTGGCTGGTGGTTTCCGCGAGGCGACGGGCGAGGAGGTCGCGGCGTGGTATGCCGCGCAGGGACTGGAGATGAGCGATGCTGCTGTTGATCACGCAACTGCGGACGATGACCGGCGTGACGGCGGAGCAGATGAGCGACAGCCAACTGCAGACGTTCCTGGCCAGCGCCAGCGAACCCGTCGCCGGTGAGTTGCTCATTCCGCTGCCCACCGTCGTTTCCGGTCAGACGCAGTACCTGGAGTACGTGTCGCCCGGCGGCGGAGCGTTCGACAGCAAGCATAAGCTGGTGGGGCCAGGCGGGGCGACGCTCACACCGGCCACGGTGGATGCGTTGACCGGGCGCTGGACGTTCGCGGCGCACCAGGACGGGCCAGTGTACCTGTATGGCACGCGCTACGACCTGGCGCTGGCGGCGGCGCTGGTGCTGGAGGCACGCGCGGCGGCAGAGAGCACCTCGTTCGATGTGAGCGTAGATGGCCAGGTACTGCGGCGGTCGCAGAAGGCGCAAGCGCTGCGCGAGCTGGCACAGACATACCGGATGCAGGCGCGACCGCGATTCGTACAGGTGAGACGTGATGACGTTGTCTGGTGAGGAGCTGGCTCAGCTCCGTGCCGATGCCAACCAGTTGCTGACGGAGACCGTGTCTGTGCAGCGCGCGACAACGGTCAGTGACGGCTATGGCGGCGAGACGCAGACCTGGAACACGGTGGCCAGCGTCACTGGCTTTCTGGCGCGCGCTGGCCTAAAGCCAGAGGAATTGGTCATCGCCGAACGGTTGACCGGACAGCAGGTGTGGGTCATGTTGCTGCCTGCTGGCACAGACGTGAGGCAAACCGACCGGCTGGTGCTGGGAACGCGCACGTTCGAGGTCGTCGCCGTGCTGTCGGGCAGCCTGGAGGTGCTGCGGCGGGTGATGGTAGTAAAGGTGCAGTGATGGCAAACGCTATCCGGGTCGTTTACAACGACCTGCCACGGCTGTCACGCGAACTGCAGCAGGCGGCGGCGGCAGCAGTCAGCAAGGCCGCGCGGGATATCGAGGCGCGGGCGAAAACGACCGCGCCTGTGGATACCGGCGCACTGCGCAACAGCATCCAGACGTGGCAGGACGACCCGCTGCACGCCTACATCGCGCCGCATGTGGAGTATGCGGCGTATGTGGAGTTTGGCACGTCGCGGCAGCGGGCGCGACCGTACATGGCTCCGGCGGCTGAGGCGGTCAGACCATCGTTTCTGGCGGCAATGGAGCGCATTGTGAAGTGATCGAAACCGCGCTGGCGCATCAGTGGCTGTATCAGACGCTGTCCGGCGACGCGACGCTGCAGGGCTACGTCGGTCAGCGTGTGTACCGCGACCTGGCTCCGCAAGGTGCGGCCATGCCCTACCTGGTGTTCTCGTACCAGGCTGGGCGAGACGTTGAGGCGGTGGGCGCAGTGCGTATCCTATCGCAGATCACGGTGCTGGTGCGGGTGTGGGGTCGTCGGTCGGAGTATGCGACTCTCGCGGCGGCGGCGACACGTGTTGACGAACTGCTGCACGCAGGTTCGGGCACCAACGTGCTGGCCTGTGTGCGCGAGTTTCCAATTGACATGGCTGAGACGGTGGATGGCGTGACGTATGTCGCGCTAGGTGGACAGTATCGCCTGCTGGTGCAGGCGTAGGAGGCGACGAAATGCCAGAACGAGCGAGTGTGTATGAGGCGGTTCAGCTCGGTGTGGAGACGACGCCGGGCACGGGGGTGGCAGCCAACAAAAAGCTGCAGGCGGTTGGGATTACCCCCGCAGTGCAGGCCGAGACGGAGGTGTTTCGGCCCGTGGGGGGCAAGTTTCCGACCATCAGTTATCTGAACCGCGAGTGGGTGCAGACAAAAATCGCCGGCGTACCGGCGTACAACGACCTGGCTTACCTGCTCAGCGGGCTGATCGAGAAACCGACACCGGTGCAGCAGGGCGGCACAGCGGCGTACCTGTGGACGTTCGAACCTGCACAGGCGGGCACGGATACCCCGGCTACGTACACGGTCGAGGCTGGGTCGAGCACGCGAGCAGGCAAGTTCACCTACGGGCTGGTGCGTGAACTGAACTTGCGCGTTGCGCGGGACAGCATCGAGTTGTCCGGCGAGATGATCGGGCGCGAGTACCAGGACGGCATTACCATGACGGCGTCGCCGACGGAGATTGCCGTGGTGCCGCTGACACCCGGCGACGTGAACGTCTACATGGACACGACCAGCGGCGGCATTGGCACCACGAAACTGACGCGGGTGTTGCGCGCGGAGTTCGGTATGAGCGACCGCTATGCGCCGGTGTGGGTGCTGGACAGCACCCTGGACAGCTACGCGGCGCATGTCGAGACGCCCCCGGAGGCGACGCTCAAGTTACTGGTGGAAGCCGACGCGACGGGCATGGGGCCGCTGACTGCGCTGCGCAACGGCGAGCGGCGGTACCTGCGTCTGCGCTCGACCGGGCCGCTGATCGCCTCCACGTACTACTACCAGTTGACCGTCGACCTGTGCGGCATGGTGACTGACGTGGGCGAGTTCTCGGACGAGGACGGGGTCTACGCAGTGGAGTGGACGTTCCGGGCGATTCACGACTCCGGCTGGGGCAAGGCGCTAACGATTGCCCTCATCAACACGCTGGCCGCGTTGTAGGAGGCGTTATGCCTGTCACACTGGCCGATCTGACGCGCGAGACGCGCACAATCACGCTCGACCTGGCTGCGGGCACGCTGACGGTGACGTACGCGCACGCTGCTGTCACACCGGCGATGCTCAGCGAACTGCTGGCTCAGGAGGCCAGCACGGAGACGCTGGTACAGTTCCTGGCGACCGTGTTGCGCGGCTGGGACGTGGTGGACGAGGACGGCGAGACGTTGCCAACAGATGAGGAGACGCTGCGCGCACTGCCGGTGTTGTTCCTCAACCAGGTGATGGAGGCGATCAGCGCTGACCTGGCCCCCCGCCCTCAGACACCCGCGCCCTCGGTCGGTGGCTCGCGACCGAAGGCGCGCTAGGGGCACCGCCGGACTGGTATCTGCTGCTGCGGGCGGCGCGGTATCTGGGCGTAGCCCCGTGGGAGCTGGCAGCGCGTGAGGTGATCTGGCTGCGCTGGGCCATCGAGGCTGAGCGGGCAGAGGCAGAGCAGATGCAACACAGGACGCAGAAATGGCGCTGACGGTGGCGCAACTGGTCGTTGAGGTGGGCGCGGACGTACGCGGCGCTATGTCCGGCCTGGGCCAGGTGCAGACGCGCATAAACAGACTGGTAGGCGGAGTACGCAGTGCGGCTATGTCGCTGGCTCCAGTTGGTGTGGCGCTGGGAGCCATCGGTGCGGTAGGGCTGCGTGCGTTCACTGGCTACGAGAACGCGATGGCAGAGCTAATCGCGCGCACCGGTCTGGCTGGTGATGAACTGGAACGTGTTCGCGAACTGACATTCGACATGGGGCGCACCACGCAATTCAGCGCCACGCAGGCAGCAGAGGCGATGCTGCAACTGGTGGCGTCTGGCCAGAGTGTAAATGAGGCGATGAGCACGCTGCCACAGGTGCTGACGCTGGCGGCGATCTCCGGACTCGACCTGGGGACGACAGCAGACGCGCTGACCGACGTGCTGCAGATGTTCAATTTGGAGGTACAAGACAGCGCGGCGGCGGTGAATGTGTTGGCCGCAGCAGAGGGCGCGTCCAGCGCGACGGTGGCCTTGTTAGTCGAAGGTCTGGCCAATGTCGGCCCAGTGGCGCGACAGATGGGGCTGGACATAGAGACAACAGCGGCGGCGCTGGCGGTGCTGTCGGAGAATGGTATCAAGGGAGCTGAGGCGGGCACGGCACTCAAATCGATGTTGCTCAACATGACCAGACCGACTGATGACGTGCAGGCGGCCTGGGAGCGGTTGGGCACGTCGTTCTATGATGCTCAAGGGAATATGCGCCCGCTGCCAGACATTCTCGCTGATATCAAAGCAGGTTTGGCGGATATGACGCCCCAGGAGGCCAACGAGACGCTCAAGGCGCTCGCCGGGAGCTACGGGTTGGTGGCCATGAACGCGCTGCTAGGCGACCTGAGTATCACCGACATGCTCGATGCCATGGGCAATCAGGCTAGCGCGGCAGAGATTGCAGCAGCGAAGACCGATACGCTGTCTAGCTCGGCACAGCGTCTGAAAAGCAGTCTGGAAGTGTTGCTCATCAAGAACCTGCAGTCGCTGGTTGAAAATGGATTACGACCGCTCATCGACGTTTTGACTGGCGTGGTAGGTTTGCTCATCATGTGGGCTGATGAGAATCCGCAGGTTGCACAGACGGTTGTAGGGCTGGCGGCAGGCATTGTGGTGCTCACGACGACATTGACCGCACTATCTGCTGTGTTGAGCATCACCAGCAGCGGATTCGCGCTACTGTCGCCACCGGTATTGATGGTAGCCGGAGTGTTGGCGCTAGTCGTGGGCATAGTCCGGGCGGTGGAGACCAACTTCCTGGGCCTGGGCGACCGTGTTCGCGAGGTGCGTGACGCATTTGGCGAGGGTGGGCTGACGGGCACACTGAAGGGGTTAGGTCTGGCGCTGTTGGCTATTCCGCGCACTATCGCTGAGGTGTTCGTAGACACCAGCCAGATTCAGGCATGGGTAGGGGTGTGGGAGAACCTGAAGACGATCATCGGAGCGTTGCCAGGTTTCATCGTGGGAGTACTGAGCGACGCGACGGTGTCGGTAGTCAACGCGGTTCCAACGGCGCTGGAAGCGGCAGTGCGTCTAGGGCGGGCGATTTTCGATGGGATTGTGAATGTTCTGCGCTCATTGCCTGCCAAACTTGTGCAGATGATCAATGATGCCATCCCGAACGAGATCGACCTGGGGAGTGTGCGCCATACGTTTGACCTGCCCGGCATTCTGGGCGGGCCGCAGACGGTGGACGTGAAGTTTGGGAAGATTGATTTGCCCGACAATCCGCTTCCTATCCCCGCGTTTGCGGCTGGTGGCATTGTTACGCGACCGACGCTCGCACTGGTTGGCGAGAGAGAGCCGGAGGCGATTATCCCGCTCTCGCGGCTGGAGCGCGGCGGCGGAGAGGGACGCGGTATTGTCATCACCGGCGACGTGCATGTGCACGGGGTGCAGGATGTACAAACGTTGTTGCGCGAACTGGAGCGGGCAGCGGCGCGCCGTGATAGCAGGCTGACCGTACCACGAGGGGTGAGCTGATGGCCATCACTGTCGAGGCGCTGAACGAGCTAGGGCAGTGGATACCACTGAGCAACGTGCTCAGCGTGGCCGTGCGGCGTGGCATGACCGATGGCGAAGAGCGCGTCGCAGAGCCCGGTGAGGCCACGGTAGTCGTCGATAACGCCAGTGGCAGCTACTCCCCGGCCAGCGACGGCACTTACGGGGTCCCGGTCGCAGTAGGGCAGACGGTGCGCGTTAAGCATGACAGTGTGGTTGAATTCACCGGCGCAGTGACCCATATCACGCCAGCGCCGGGCGCATTTGGGGAACGCACGGTGACCATACAGGCCAGCGACCTGCTGGGTCTGCTGCAGGTGCGCCGGGTGAGTATGCCAGTCTTCGAGGGGGTGGCGTTGGACGAGGCGGTGCGCCGTGTGGTGGCGACGGCGATGCGCCAGCGGGCCGCGTCGAGGGCCATCCTCGTCAACTCACTGCCCGCCGAGGGCGATACGGTGGGTATCGGCGGACAAGTGTACACGTTCCGCACCACGCCCACCGCGGCATACGAGGTGGCGCGGGGGAGCAGCGGCACGCAGACAGCCGCACAGAGCCTGACCGCGGCCATCAATGAGGACGCCCAGACGGGCGGTTATGGGACGGGGACGCGGCGACACCCACTGGTCACGGCGGAGTATCTGCCGGGCGGGTCTGGCGGCACGACAGTCTACACCCGCGACGAAAGCGACCTGGAGCCGGGGCCGACCTGGGAGTATGTG